AATGGAATCGGAGGAATAGGTCGAACTATGTATCCGATCATTCTCAGGTTGACAAATATTATAAGCCGTCGCCTAATTATAAAGCATAGGAGTTTTTATGGCGTTTAATATGTCCGGTGCTGCGATAACTGATGAAGAGCTAATGCAAACAACGACGGGTGCTTTTTCAGGTGCGGCGACAGGAGCAGCAATAGGTGCGGCAGGAGGGCCAATAGGAATGGGTGCAGGTGCGTTAATTGGCGCAGGCATATCTTTTCTAGGCGCAAGAAGTCAGTCAGCAGCTAGAGAAAAAGCTTTGAAAGATGCTGTTAAAGTTAGACGAAGAGCTACATTGACAGAAATGGGCGCAAGACAACAAGCTGAAAATATTGCAATGGGTGGTCTTGTAAGACAGCCACAGCAGTCACAGTCTTCAAATACTGGAATGTCAGGGCAAGGATTTATAGGGCAAAATTTACCTACTAACGCAGGAACTTTCTAGGAGAATATATGGCAGTCGTAAAAGTAAAAAAGAAAAAAATGCTAACAGCTAATCTTCCATCAGATACAGAAACTCGTCCAATGATTGGAGCTAATATCATGGGCGCGCAGCCAGTTGAGTCCGCTAAGATGGGGCCAATCGGAGGGCCAATACCTTCCGCAAATATCATGGGCGCACAGCCAGTACCTACAGCAGAATCAATGTCTCAGCAGATTGATACAATGGAAATGAGAAAGCAAGGATCTCAGCCTGCTGCATCTACAGTTGTACAATCATCTCAGCCAGTTAAAGTTAAAAAGAAAAAGCAAGGAAGTATGAAAGCTGCCGAACCTAGTGAGCCAATGAGTCCGCAGACTTGGGCAAACATCGGTAATAATCCATCGGACTATCCGGCATATTTAGAAGCTTTTAAAAAGCAAAAGAAGTAAGCCATGAAGAAGCTAACATACGCTGAAGTCGACGGCATGAGATCGTCGCTTAGAAACGAACTATCTAAGAAGCTGCCGACTTGGCAATTGTTGGCAAACTATATCGCATCTGAAAGATATAAAATGAATCCTGATGATAAGCATAATAGCTATCGTAAGGATCGCAATATCATTAAGAACCAAGCAGGGCGAAGCTTAAGAACCTTCGTATCCGGCATGATGAACGGAGCAACGCCCCGATCTCGTCCATGGTTTAACCTAACAGTAAACAATACGAGAAAGGCAAATTCTGCCGCAGCTAAAAGGTATTTCTCAGAAGCAGAATCTATTTTAAATTCACACTTCCAAGTATCTAACCTGTATCGAATCCTGCCTTTAGCTTATAAAGATGTAGGTATCTTTTCTAATTCTGCCTTTGCAATGCTTCCGCATCCTAGATACGGATTCTATTTCTACCCATTTGCTATCGGCACTTATGCTTTTGCCTGCGATGCCGAAGGCAATACTAATATGTTCACGCGTGACTTCTCAATGACGACTAGGCAAATTGTGGAGCAGTATGCAAAGCTTACGCCATCTGGCCAGATTGATTGGTCAAACATTCCATCGCATGTTAAAAAGAATTGGGATGCCGCTAAGTATCTTGAGACTTCAGTTCTTACTACTGTTATTCTTCCTAATCCTACATATAATCCTAATAAACCATCGGTAGATCCTTTAGATAAAAAGTATCAATCATACACCTATCTACAGGCAGTCGGAGCTAACTTGCCTCCGCAATCTTCTTCCGGATTTAGAAACGAACTATCTTTAGGAGAGAAAGAATTTATTAAGACAAGTGGATATGATTATTTCCCTGTCATTACTCCTAGATGGGAAGTTGCACCTGAAGAAAACTACGGAGTCGACGGGCCTGGAGAGATCGCACTCTCCGACATTATGACTTTACAAGAGATGGAAAAATTCAGACTTGAAGCAATCGCTAAACTTGTTAAGCCACCTATGGTTGGGCATTCAAGCTTAAGAAGACATCAAGCATCTATTCTTGCAGACGGCATTACTTACGTCGATGATCAAGGCGCTGCTGCCGGTTTTAAACCTCCATTCACTATGGATCCGAAGCTATCGGAACTTATTGCCGA